CAACAACTTCAACGGGGACTCGCACTCGCCTCCATTGACGCGAAAGACTTTGCGCAAGCGCAAGCGGCAGTCGCCGACACTAGCGCAAAGCTTTTTATTCCCATTGAACAAGTAACGAAAAGTTTTGCCCAGCTAAGGGTAAACACTAAACAGTATGGGATGTCCGTAGAAGAAACGAAACGGATACTGGAGGGCACTATTTTGGCCGTGTCTGCTGTGGGCGGCAGCGCGGAAGATGTGGATGGCGCATTGCGAGCCGTTGTGCAAATTTTGAGCAAGGGTTCTGTTCAAGCAGAAGAACTGCGTGGACAATTGGGGGAACGCTTCCCTGGCGCCGTTGTTAAATTTGCACAGGCAAATAAGCTTTCGTTTGAAGCGCTGCAAAAGGGTCTTGAACAGGGCCAGATTGGAATTAAGGAGTTTGTTGCTTTTGCCGAAAAGAATTACGAAGACTACGCTGAATTCAGCAAAAAGCTTGCCACTGCCCCTGAATTTGCTGGCCGTCGCCTGCAGGTGGCATTGGAGCAACTTAGCATTGAATTTGGCTCTTTGTTTGGAGATGTTGGAGCAAATATTCAAGATGGACTCGCTGAAGGTATTAGATTTATTGCTGAATTTATTAAAGAAAACAGGGTTTACCTTAAACAATTTATTGATGACTGGGGAAGCATTATTGGTCCCATTGCCAATGTAGTAGGGGAACTTCTTAAGGTCATAATTAAATTTTCCGTAGAAGTCGGAAAAGTGTTTCAAAACCTATTCTCCCTTATTCGTCAGTCATTGGGAATGGCAAACATTGGGGAAGCACGGGCTCGCTTAGTGAAGGCTCGTGCTGCAACGGCTGGAAAGTCAAAACCCGAGGGTAATAAACGCGGGGGAGGAGCGTTTATAGAGCTTTCGCAGGCAGAGCAGGCATATAGAGATCTAGGAGGAGATGCCGCGTTTAATCGGGCAAATCAACCAGCAGTAAGCGACCTGACCTTTGGGGGTCCTGGTGCTGGTATCAGCATGGACAGAACAGGCGGTACAGGTGGCGGTGCGGGAAGAGCAAGAAAAGAGAAGGAACTTCAAGATTACATTCGCAACGAACAAGACTTCCTGCGGCAACTGGCTCAAATTGGTCAAAATCGTATTGCCTTGACGATGGGGCTGTCCAATGAAGAGCTGAGTATCTTGCAAGGCCAAGCGCAATTTAGAGCAAGCAATGCGATTAATGAAAGGCAGTATCTAGAAGATCAGCGCGACGCCGCTAAGTATTCGATAGAAACGCGAGATCAATACTTGAAAGACATCAAAGAAAAATACGATAATGAAAAAGTTTTAATTCAACAGCAGTTCGACCAGTCTGTTTACGCTCCATTGTTAAACCTAGAAAAGCAGTTGATAGGAGAAAATGAAGCGTTAGAAGCTTCATTGAAGGCGCTAAGAGAAGGAAGGACGGAATTAACAGCAGAAGAGCGCATCGGCCTTGAGGTCAACAGGCAATTGCAGGCACTGGCACAAGCAGGCTTAGAAATCACACCTGAAGTTACCAAGGCCATCCAGGATCAAGCGAAAGCTCAAGATGACTTAAATAAAAAGATACTTTATACAACAAAACTTAAAGCCCTTGAAAAGGAGATCAAGCTCCTTTCAATTATCAATAGTGAAGAGCGTCGGTTGGCTGAGCTTCGAGCAGAAGGCTTATCGAGTGCGGAGGCACAGAAAATCGTTGATCTCGAAAAGCTCGAAAAAAACATTAAAGACGCTCGCGTTCTCATTGATGGCTTCGTCTCGCAAACTTCCAGCGATTACAAAGGTTTCTTGAAAGCAGTGATTTCTGGTGAAGATGCGGCTGATGCTTTGAAGCAATTCCAGGAAGGCTTGAAAGATAAAGTGTTAACCATCTTCCTTGATTTTGCCATGGCTCCTGTGGAGAAATTCCTGAAGGAAAGTCTTGAGGGACTGTTTCTGCCGAAGGCCAAAAAGGAAGCCGAGGAGCCGCCAAAAGAAGCAACGAAAGATCCCGTGGAAGCCACTAATATCAATACCACCGCTACTAATGCAAACACTGTCGCTCTAGAGAAGGTGGCGGGAGCATTGGCCAGCGCAGGGGGTTCGTACTCTGGCTTATCTGAAGCAACAATTAACCAAGGTTTTGGCAGTATTGGTGGTGCCAGTTTCGGCGGAATGCAACTTCCTGGCCTTGACAAGGTGCTAGAAAACATTGACTTTGAAACCGCCTTTGAGCCGCTTCAAAAAGACTTTGGTGCCACTCTTGAAAATCTATCATCCACGCTTGATACAAATGCTTATAGCCTGTCCCAGTCAGCCATAGATTACAGCGCCAACTTTAAGAACGTTGGAGATAGCGCCAAGAAGATGGCAGAAGATGCTGGCGAGGCCGCCGAAGAAGCAGGCAAAAACGGAGAAGACATGAAAGAAGCACTTGGCAAAACAGCAGCGGGTATTGGCATTGCAGCAGGAGCCATTATGGGCATTGCTGCTGGCATCAGCCAAATTAAAGAAGGCGACACTGCTAGTGTGCTTGGCGGCATCGGCTCTATCCTCCTGAGCGTCGGTGGTGCCGTTGGAGGTTTCGCCAAGCTATTCGCTGCCAATGGTGCAGTGTGGAAAGGCGGCTTCCAAGCCTTTGCAAACGGTGGCACTGTCACTGGCCCCACGCTTGGTCTAGTAGGCGAAGGCAAATACAACGAGGCCATTGTTCCTCTCCCTGATGGCAGAAGTATTCCCGTGCAAATGCGAGGCGGGGCGTCTCGTGACCTCCTAAATGCTCCTAGCTCTGCCTCTGCTGCCCCTACAATGCTTTCTATGAGCTTCCAGAGTACAACCATCAATGGAGTGGAGTATGTGGACAGAGCGCAGCTAGAGGCGGCAATGGCAGAGACCAGAAAATCAGCCGCTCGTGATGGTGCTTCTCGTGGTGCTTCGCTAGCCTTAGACAAGCTTCAAAACTCTCCCTCCACTCGTCGCCGTGTTGGCATTCGTTAATCATGGCTGACTTTCCTTCTCGCGTTAGTGCCACTTCTCGCATTGACATTAAACCTACTAATAGGAGTTTTTCTTTTGGCGAATATCCAATTAAGAGCTACCGTAGCATTTCTGGCGCAGTAGTAAAAAGAGCATTCGGCAATAGAGCATTTAATTATTCCTTGCAGCTTGAATTTGCCAATGTTTCTGATGCCATTGTTTCCGTAATTTTTGATCATTACCATGGACAAGGCGGGCCATTAAATGGCTTTCGCATTCCAGACACTTTGTTGTCTGGCATGGACCTTGATTTAATTGAACGCCTTCAGCAGCCAACTGGCATCTTATGGTTTTATGAAGCAGCGCCTGAAGTGCAAAGTGTTCCGCCCGATTTGAACACTGTTTCATTTTCTCTCATTGGCGAACTTGCTTATCAATAATGGCGCTCAAAATTGTCCAATACTTTGAACTCACTGCCTTTACGAGCGCAAACGCTGCGCGATCACTCGCTAACATAGACCAAGCCGATGGTATTGTGCAGAAAGGAGGCACTGGTGCCGTTGTCCATCGCTATCAAAATTTCTTCATCAATCAACAAATTAAACGCGCTGGTAAACGTTTTGACTTTGCTCCTTTCAAAATGGAAGGCACATCGTCCACTCTCGGAGGAGATAATGCTTTAGTGCAAGTGTTGTTTCCTAATGTGGAAGTGGCGCTGCGTTTAGTTGAGCAAGGCAATGGCAATAGGCTTAGTCGTCTAGAGCTCACCACTGCCTGGCTTAATGAAAACGATGGGGAAACAAAAAGCATTGCAGAACGTTTCTTGGGCATTGGTGCATCATTTTCGGAGACCACCATTGAACTTCGTTTTAGAAGTGCTATGGATAGCGTGTCTGGTAAATTTCCCGCTCGTGCATTATCTCGTAATTTAGTGGGCATTGTTCCGCTTAACTCTGAACTTCGTCTTCAATAAATTATGACCGTCTTCAATGATTTAATTGGTCTTGAATATAAATGGGGCGCCCATCCATTGGACAATAATGGTTTTACAGACTGTTTTGCTTTAGTGATGGAAGTGAGAAGGCGCCTTGGCTTGCGTGATTTTTATCCTGATTTCAAATGGGTGTATGAAGCCTATGGTCATGAAGGCGTGGGAGGAAAGCAAATTTTACGCTGGTTCTGGGACCATGGACAGCGCATTGATGGTGCTCGCGAAGGAGCAATCTTCAGAACGATGGGAGCAAATGCAACAGGCTTGGCATTGGCAGTGGTGATTGACAGTGATAGTGCTTTGTTGATTGGACCATCGGGACGAGTTATTGCCTTGCCGTTCGCTAAAGTGGCAGGTGGAAGATTCTATTGGGCTGATTGATGACAAATGAACGCAAGCTCATGCCGTATGAGCATCAGCTCATTGAAGCCCTTGATATTACGAAAGAAGATTATTTAGACTTTGTTGCACAACAACATGCCTACGAGGACATTAAAGAAGGGACCATTTTTGATGCGAGAAACGATGCCGGAATAACTGCCTTGGTTCTCACCATTATCGGCACCATCTTGCAAGTGGTGGCTGCTCTTCTTGCCAAGCCAGAAGAAGATGGAAGAAAGCGAACTAGAGACGACATCTTTGCTCCCCGCACTGGTTTCAACAGCACGCAACAACTTGCTGCTTATGGCGACCCCGTCAATCTTGTCTATGCCAATTTAAGAAAAGATGGCACTGGCGGCGTGCGAGTAAACACTGCCTTGCTTTGGTCTGCAATGAAAAGTTTCGGCAGTAGTCAATACATTCAAATGCTTCTCTTGATTGGCGCTGGCGGTATTGGTCGCATTGATTATGAACGATCTGCTTTTGGGCAAACGCCTGTTCGTGATTTAGTTTCTCAAAACTACTGGCTGTATTTCAAGGAAAATGAAACTGGTGCATTAGCTAATCGCAATTTGTTTGAAGACAATACTAATGCAAAAGATCCAGGGGCTATTGGCAAAGCTGCTGATAGTCCTTATCGCGTGTTTGCAAGAAATCAACTTTCTGCCGTTACGGATGGTTTTAGTAATGCCATTTCACCATCCACATCTAATGCTTTTGGCGTTTACGCCCCAGTGCCCCTCAATACCAAAATTGAAGTGCGCAATGAAAGCGGCAATTTCGAGAGGGCTACAGGCGGTATTTATGCCTCATCTTTAGCAAATTGGGGGGAAAATGCCCGTTTTCGAGCAAATGGCATCATTTCAAAAGGCGAGCAACTGCTCATTACCATTAAAAAAACAGAAAAAGATTACGACCGCATTGCAGAAGAAGAAGCTGCAGAATTCAGGAGAGCCGTTTCTCAAACTTTTGATAATGCAGGAGTGATGAAGCTTGGTTCGGCTCGTTTTTCCGTGCTGAAGATCAACACGGGGTCTACGGAAGACAAAAACATGCGAATAAATCTTATTTGCACGGAGGCTGGACGGGCGCCTTCTGTTATTTACGCCGCCGACGATCCCATTGAAGATGCTCAGGCAATTGCAAACGGCGATCCAGTGTATTTGTCATTGCGAACAGGTGCAGAGGCGCTCTTAAACGAAGACGAGCGAAATGGAGGCTTTGCCTTTACATATGGTGCCATTACCACTCCGCAACAGTTATTAGATGATGGACGCATTTTTGTACGGCGCGAACGTCAATCGGGACCGTTTGAACTTCAAACAGCGTTACAAGCTGCAAGTATTTTTGACCGCCCATTGCTGTTATATTTTGAATTCAAACGAAACTTAACGGAAGACGAAAAGCAAACGCTTAGAGCATACATCAGTTACCAGCAGCAAATTGCTAATGGCACGAGAGCTGATGACATTTTCTTTACGAAGGCTCTCGTAAAAATAGAAACGGCGAAGTATGAAACACTTTCTCCTTGTCACATGGTAGATTTTGCCTTAAAGGGACAGGTGTGGCGGCGCATCAGCGGAAGACAGGAGAGGTATGGCAGCAAAAGGCTTCAAGGGTATGACAGTTCAGACAATGGCATCAAGAAAAGAAGCTCAATGTTCCTGGTTAAATATAAAAAAACTAAAGATAAAAAATTTCGATTTGTCAAAGGCATTTTTGTAGTATCAAGGGCTGCTGACGTAGACAATTTTATCTATTTTCGTTTTGATTCGGGACTGGAAGCGCTGGAAGACAGGTGTCATTGGCAGTTTGAAATTGAGCCGGTTCATGATTCCATCGCTGAATTTAACGCTCGCGATTTGACAGACGCGCAAGGAAGGTTTCGTTTCTTTTATTTAGAAAATTCTGGAGACCCGCGTCGCATTAGTGCTGCTGGCGCCGAAGATGACAAGTCTTCCATCATATTCACTGGAAATGTGCGAATAAGCAATAATAAGCTACCCCCGCTTAATAACACTCCATATAAAACCAACGAATGGGACTTATTTAGTCACACTGCTGACACTCAGTTGCAAATGTCTTTTGATGGCGGGCCAGAATTTACAGTGACGGCAGTGACAGAGCAAATTAGAGAAAATTTTAATAATTATAAAGATCGCAACAAAGAGCAGCAATTGTATAAAGACCTTGCATTGCTAGGTTTCAATATGTATTCAGGGCGCAGTGTGCAAGATTTGCGCTCTTTTACTGTCTTTGTTGAAAAGGGGAGACGTTCTCGTTTGCTTCGCACATCGGGAGAAGTTGATGGCATTGAATGGGGGAGCCCCTGTTTTGAATATTTGCCTGGTTACAAAAAAGGTGACAGTCAAAGAAATCCCAAGATAGGATCAGACGCTTTAATTAAAGGCACTTCATATTACATAACGGACATTGGCAATACAAACTGGCAAGAAGCAGGCTTGCCTACTAATACTACGGCTGCAGTGGGAGAAGTGTTTATCGCCAAAGGGCCAGTAAGCGGCACTGGCAAGGTTCGCGCTGGTGGCT